CGGCAGCTGCGTGACCGTCTGTGAGAGCAGCAGCGCCGCCTTTTGCGCCGGAGTGAACGCCGTGGCGAGGTCCTCCATCGCCGGCTTGGCGGCTTTCGGAAGATCCTCGAATCCGCGCGTGGTGCCGTGCTCGATATCCTGAATCTTGCTCAGCGAGTTGTAGATGTCGTCGAACGCCTTTTGCGGGACCTCCGTGCCGAGTTCGTGCAGCTTGCCCGCGAACTGCGTCAGCGACGGACTGGCCTCGACTTTCATCACGTCGGCGAGCGCCTTCATGCTCGCCTCGACGTTCTTGATCACACCCTCGGACTGGCCGAAATAGATGGCCGTGTCGCGGACTGAGCCGCCGAGCTTCAACATGCTCTGAATCGAGCCGTCCCAGGCGGAACTATTCAGGATCGGCTGGAGGTTCTCGACCGCCTTTTGGAACTGCTCGGCGCTCGTCTGGGCCTGTTTCAGCGCCTCGATGTAAAGATGCACGGCCGGGACGTTGTTGTCCGTGACGAGCTTGGCGATGTCCGCCTCGCCCTCGCCGAGTTGGTGCAGGGTTGCGATCTGGTTCTTTTGCACCTGCGTGAGCTGCGCGGCGGCCGCGGCCTGATCCTGAAGGAACTTGATCCGATTGCCGGTCAAGTCCGCATTCGAACTCGCGGTCGTTGTGCCAGACGATTTCGGCAGCGCTTCGTAGCCGGCCGTGAAATCGCCCAGCCCGAGCTTCGCATTTGCGGCGATCAGTCCGGCGAAGTGCTCTTCGTCTTTGTTGAGGCTCGCGACCTTGACCGCGTACGACTCGATCTTCGTGATGAGATGGCTGATGCCGACTTCGAGCGTATGCGCGTTCTCGATATCCTTCTCGGAAATGATCGCGTTCTTCGGTACCTCGTTGATTTTGGTTTTGAGTTCCCCAAGGCCTGGCAAGAGCGTCTTGCCGAGACGTTGTCCGAAGAGTTCCGCTGCGAGGCCGCTCTTCGTCATCGGGTCTTCGACGTGGCCAGCCGCGTCCGCCACGTCCAGGAACGCTTTCTCCGGTCCTTCGGCAAGCAGCGCCTTGACGCTCAACCCGAGGCTCGTCACCGCCGTGACGGCATTCTTGTCACCGTTGGCGAGCTTCGATGACAGCTGCTCGATCCCGCGCGCCATCGTCTGCGTGTCGATGCCGAACTCCGCGCCGACGTAGCTGAACTTCTGAATGGCGTCTGTCGACAACCCCGTCGCCAAAGCAAGGTCCTTGAACTGCGCGGCGTTTTCGAACGCGGCCTTGCCGATATCGATCAACTCTCGGACGGCATCGCGAAGCAACACGCCTTCGGCAACACGGGCGACGAAGCTCTCGCCGAGATTGCGTAGCATCCCAAGCAATCCGCCGGTAGACTTGCTGAGGTTCTCGGCCGCATCGCTGATCTCGTGGAAGGCCGGCGGGACATCGATGCCCATCTTGCGCATCTTGTCTGAGGCATCGTTCACGACCGTGCCAACCCTGGCCAGTTCAGACGCCGTCAGGTTCGCCGGCCCGCCGATGCTCTCGATGGCCTTCGCCATTTCCGTGGCTTGCTGAATCAGCTGGCGACCAGAAAACTGATCGACCATCTTGTTCAACGCAGTGCCGACCTTCCCGGCGCCCGACTCGAAATCGCGCAGCTGCACCTGCGCCTTGTCGACGGCGTCCTTAAAGGACGAGAAATCGGCGACGAATTTTCCGGTGATCGCCATTAGCCTTCCATCAAGTCCAGGATGTCAGCCGCACGTTCACTCACCCACGCCAGCAGTTCCTGGTAGAGGTCCGCAGGGAACGCTTGCACCTCCGCGTAGGTCCAGCGCATCACACGACAGATGGCGAGATCGCTGCGGAACTCTTCGCGCCATCCGTCCCGTTTTTTTCCTCGCTCCACTCGCGTGCCTGCTCCGTTTCGTGCCAATCGATCGCCGCGGAGATGTCGTTGTACACGTCACCATGCAGCTGGCTCAGGAGACTCTCGCGGTCCTTGAACGTCGATGCGATCGGCTTCGGGAATTTCACCGCTCGGCCGTCTTCGTCGACGAAGCCAGGGCCGCCCCATGCCGTGAGATATTCGATGACCTTCGAGATGCCGACCTGCGTCGGATCGAGCGTCGGCTGTTCGCCGGGACGGAAGTCGCGCACCATGCGCGCGAAAATGTGGCGCTGCTCACCGACAGTGAGGCGCTTCTTGACCTCGATGTAGTTGCCTTCGATGGCCTGCGCCTTCGCGTCGAGCGACTCGATCTCTTTGTCGAGGTCCTTCTGCGAGAGCTTCTTCGGATTGGTGGCGATCAATTCCTCGATCGCGCGGCGGTGAACGTCGGCGAGATTCAACCGCATCGTCTCCGGTTGGACGAAAAACGAACGGCCCATGTGGCACTCCCCTTAGTGTTCGGGTTGACCCAGTTCTGCGACCAGTTGGCTCGGACCCACGTGCAACGATTCGATCGGCCAGGACCAGAACCCGCCCGGCCTCGGGGCGGTGAACATCAGCGGCCGTTGCCGGGCCTGATATTCGTCGACGTGCTCAGCTTTCGCGGTCAGCGTCCAGACGTCTTTCTTCCGTGAGATCGACCACGAGCTGATCGTGGCAGCCGTGCGGTAACCCCAGAGGATTTCCGCACGACTCCCACGTAGCCGAAAGGCGTTCTGTTGAACCGGCGCCACGGGTCGAGCCTTACGGCGTCACCCACGGACCGGCGGCGACGAACGACCCGGTGATCTTCGGCGCGCTCATCGAACAATCGATGTCCGCGTCGAGGTACGCCAGGCCACCGAACAGGAACGTCGGTTCGTTCGAGTTCGGCGTCAGCTGCAGATAACCGGGTGTCGTGAGGTTGCTGGCGTGGATCGGCGTGAGTTCCGCCGAATTCCAGAACCCGCCATACGACCCGGAGATGTCGCGCAGGCCAGGCACGTACACCTTGTTCGTGTCACCGAAGCAGCTGACATCCTCGTAGTTCGTCTTGAGGCTCAGCTTCCACGTGTTGATGGAGGCGATCACTTGCGGATTGACCGGGCTCGCCGGTCCCGAATCGAACGCCACCTGACCATACCGTCCTGCGAGAATGCTCATACGCTACCTGCCCTTCTCTGAATGTTTCCTCGTTACGACCCCAGACTGAATTGCACGCGATAATGGCCGCCTCGGTGTTGCCAACGGATCGACGGATCGACGTCGTCGACTTCGGCCATCCGCACGCGCGTTTCCCGATGCACGGTCATCCAGGTATACCCGGCGACCGTCAGCGGTTGATCCTCGAGCAGCGCATCGATCCGCGCCGCGGCCGCTTTCACGTTCGCGCCGCTTGACGAGAGCGCGACCGCCTTGACCAGATACAACGCGTCCTCGTACCCGCGCGCACCGAAGATCGGTTCGTCATGCTCATCGAGCAACGAAATCAGCACGAACTTCTGGGCGTTCTGCGCGGCCTCATCGAAGAACACCCCATCGGGCATCAGCGCCATCAACGTGGCGTCGCCCAGTAGGCGGGCACTGATCGCGGCATCGATATCAGAGGAATCAGACATCGCCTGAGACCTCGAATCCGTTCCGCTTCACCAGTTCCAGCAACTCGGCGTACATTTGCCGGCGACGCGCCGCCACCGTCGGAATGAAGACGTGACCCGGCGGCATCGCGCCGCGGTTCGCCCCGATCTCGGTGTGCCGTGCCTGCGTGCCATTCTCGAAAATCCACGCCAGCTTCGATGTGTTACGCACGGTGCCGACGACACTCAAGCCGTCGCGCGAGAAGTCGACGGTGAGTCGATCGCGTAGCTCACCGGTCCGCACGGGGTACTCCGCCTTGATCGTCGCGGCGGCGCTGTTGGCCGCGGCCTCGACGATGTGCGCCGCTTCTCCCGTCATGTCGTTCGGCAGCTGCTCCAGCGCATGTTGGAGGTCGGCCAGACCATCGAACGTCAGCGCGTTCTGGCTCATGTCGTGACCTCAGACACGAGCACGGTTGTCTCCACGCCGCGTCCTTCGACATCGTCAACGTCCATCACGTTGGTGTGATGCCGCGCACCAGCCCGATCCGTCCAGGAGAGGCGCGTCTGCGCTCCGATCCCAGGATGAAAACGCCCCGATAAGATGTAGGACGCGTGCGCGATGACGGTGCCTGAAAAGCGCGCCTCGCTTGCCCGTTGCGTGGCCTTCTCAATCGACGCCCACCACGTGCCTGGATCGGCGGCCGTGTACGTCAGCGTGAATCCGCCATCACCGTCCGGCACGGCGGCGCCTGGGTTCTCCACGGTCACGAGGTTGCGGAGGTCGCCATAGTTCACAGCCAAGGCCCTCCGCCGTAGCCGTGCTGTTTGGGTGTGACCGTCGGATAGGCCGAATACTTGAACTCGTCCATCATCGCCCGCACGCCGTAGGGCAATTCCAGCATCTGTCCACGCCGCACTTCGTGAACCGCCGCCCGCACCGTATCGAAGTGCGCGACGAGATAGCAGAGGATCCCCGTCACGAGTTCCGGCACGTCATCGGGCGTGTCGCCGTAGCCCGAGACGTACTGAATCCGGACCGCGCCACCTTCGCAGCGTGCGACCGGCCAGGTGTTCCCGTAGATCGGCTCGACGTAGCCGCGCCTCGCGTAGGGACCTTGCGGAGCTTTCGCCTGATAGAACGGCGCATCGGGCGAGCCGCCATCGCTGTAGCTCTGCTCGGTACCGGTGCTGTCGATGTACTTCACGCTGACGACGGATTGGAGCGGCGGATGCGGCAGTTCGATCCGCTGCCGCGTCGCCGACGGGCCGCCCCACCATTGGCCACCGTAGAACTGGCACGGGAACGCGTCCATCCAGAGCTCGCGCGTCGCGGTAATGATCTGCCTGCCAGTCTGTGCTTCGAAGTACTGCGCCGCGGCTTGTATCCAGGTGGCGATCAGGACGTCGTCTTCGCGCGAGATGGCGCGGATGTGCCGGCGCGCGTGGTCGACCGTCATCGGCGGCTGGACCGGTGCCGTGATCAGCGTGTCGACGGTGTCAATTACGCGGAACATGGCGCTCCGATGGCGTGGAGCCACGCCTGATAGCGGCCGGCCACCGCGTCGAGGCGATAGCACGGCGCGATCACCGCAGATTGCCGCCGCGCCATCTCCCGTGCCTGCGCATCGGCCCAGAAATCGAGCACGGCCGGCAATTCGTTCGGCGTCTCGATCACTGATCCTGGCGGATCGATCTCACGCCAAGCGGCGGTGGCCTGCGTAATCACCGGCCGCCCCGCGGCGATCGCGTTCACGAGTTTCACGCCGCTTTTCCACTCGCGGCAGACCCAGCCATCCCACGGGCCGTCGCGGAGCGCGACGACGATGTCGGCCTCGCGCAGATCGGGCGGGTTGACGACGAACTGCCAGCCCCGTGCGACACAGGCCCGCGAGATGAGGCCCATCCAGCCACCCAGATAGGCCGCGTTACCCTCGTAGGCCACGACCTGGCAGGTGTCTCGGATCTGGGCCGGTTCGAGTCCTGGGCGACTGTGGTGCGGCAGATAACGGCCGCCAACGGCATCGGCCTGAGCTTGGGTGGCGCCAATCGCCAGCACCGGCTGCACCGCGCGCAGCTGCGCCAGCAGCATGGCCTGGGCATGCGCCGGGCTGACACCGTTCTCTGCCGGCTGTCGCCAGCAGTCGAGCATGTCCCAGACCACCGGCACGCCGGCGGCGCGCGCCTCGGCGGCATGCGTCAGGCCGGCCCGCTTCACGAGCACGGCGACGTCCGCCCAGCGCCAATCGGCTGACGACGGCGCTGAGGTGACGCGCGCGCCCACCGCCGCCCCGAGTTGCTCGCCGCGGATCGTCCAGGAGCCTTTGCCGGCCCCGATGAACAGTACGTTCATCGCGACGGCCCCCAAATTTCATCCATCGAAATCTTCGCGAGTTGGCGATAGCCCAACTGGATCAGGAAGCCGTGTGGCGCGTTGCGATCCGCCCCGTACCGCTTCCAGAGGTTCTTGTTTTCGAAGAGCACGATCGGCCGGCAACGAAGCAACGTCTTGCGCGCGCCGACGAGAGCCGCGAATTCTGACCCTTCGATGTCCAACTTCAGGAAACCGAGAGTCGGCAGGCCCCATGCATCGATCGGTTCCATCGGAATCGTGCCCTTGCCCTGCACGTAGCGCGCCCCGGTGTTCGCCAGTTCCGCACCCCGACCGTCGAGCATCATCGATACCGAACCAGGCGCCGCGCCGATCGCGATGTTTCGTGCGTCGACGTTGGCGCAGCCGAACGCCTCCAGATTGCGTTGCAAGGCCTCGAACGTATCCGGGCTCGGCTCGACGGCGATCACGTGTTCAAACCGCGCGCTGAGCGGCTTGGACCACGTACCCACATGGGCGCCGCCATCGATCGCGAGGCTGAAGTCCTTGACGTGGAGCAGCGCCGCATCGAGATGCGAGCCTTGATAGCTGCCGTCCGCATGCAGCTGGTTCACCATGAACTCGTCGACGTCGGGAAACGCCCAGCCGTGCTGAAACTTCATGCCGTCGCCCTCTCACCGAGGGTGGCGTTGAAGTAGTCCCGCATGTGATGCTTCCGGAGATATTTGAAGTCGATGATCGGCGTCAGCGGAGACGGCCGACCGCCGGCGCGAATGTTCGCGATGTCAACCGAGGACACCGTGACAAACATCTGCATCCGGCGAATCCCGAACACCGAGAGGCCAGCGCGTTCCATCGGCCCAGCCTGTAGCGGATGCAACAATCGGCGGATCGGTTCCGTATCCGCCCCCCAGCAAATCTCCGACTCGGGTAAGGTGCGGGCGAGCGCGAGGACCGCTCGATAGAAGGCGACGAGTCGATCCTGTGCTTCCACACGCCAGAACTGGACGCCGTTGAGCAATGGCTTTTTGTCGGCGAACTTCTTGGCCACGCGGACGATGACGCCAAGATCAGCCCGGAACCATGGCCGCAAATCATCGAAGACGAGCACATCCGGCGAGAGCATCACCGTGTCCTCATCGAAGTCCGATGATTCGAGATAGCGCAGGCAGACTTCGAGCAGCCACAGCATCAACCGCGGTTCGTGCGTGTCATACCGATGCGCAGGGACCGGCAACTGCGTGGCGCGATCCGTCAGCGCGAACGTCTCGCACTGGCAGGACTCGCGCACGCTCGCGCGCAACATCGTCAGCGCGGCGGGCCAGTCGAACGCCCCCAATTTCAGATGCGCGGGGCTCTCGGGCGCGAACGGACGGTACGGACTCACGGCTTTCATGCCTGCACCGTCCGCGCGATCGTCGCCTCGTAGACCGCACGCATGTACGGCTTCCGCGTGTTCCTGAAATCCAGCACGGGTCGGGTCGGGCGCTGCATCTTGCCGGCTTCCAGATGACGAATCTGGACCAGTGACAACGCTTCGATGAGGTCGTTGCCTTGAATAAACCGCACACGCAGTCCCGAGCGATCGTGCATCCCGACGCTGAGCGGTTCGAGCAGTCGACAGAGCGCGACCGTATCGGCGCCCCACACGATGTCGGCTTCCGGCAGCTGCTCGGCGATCGCCAACGCGTCGCGATAGAACTCCACGAGCTTCGCTTTGGCCCGATGCGCCCAGAACTGCACGCCGTTGAGGATCGGGAAGCCTGGCAGCCCTTTCGGTGTGGCGCGAATCACGATCCCAATGTCCATGCGAGAGGCAAACCAGGACGCCAAATCCTGATAGACGAGCTGATCGGAATCGAGCGCGATCGTGTCGCGATCGAATGCGGGCGAGTCGAGGTAACAGGCGGCGATCTCGAGGTACCAGAGCATCAGCCGGCGATGCGTCGTCTGGTACTGCAGCGTCGAACAGGGCAGGTCCGTGTCGACGTCCGTCAACACACGCAATTCGACGCCGCAGGACGCGCGCACGCTGTCGGTCAGCATGGCGATGGCGTCCATCCAATCGAAGGCCGCGAGCTCCTGATGATGCGGCGCCTCCGGCGGAAACGGTCGAAACGGCGCGACGACGCGAATTGAGTCGGTCATGCGAGCAGATCCGCGAGAAACCGCCACATGGCGCGCGCTTCGGTCGTCGACCATTGGAACCACGCCAGGTTCTGCAGAAAGCGATCACGGAGCGCCGGATCGAGCGGCCGCAGCTCGCCGGCTGGCAAGGACGATGGGCAGACGGCGGCAGCCGCTCCGTCCCGGCAAATCACCGGAATGCCCATACGGATCGCGTCCACCGCTACATTCGAATGCCAGGTGATGACGAGTGACGCCCCACGAAGTGCGCGATCGATCTCCGCCGGAACGCCACGTGACAGGCCTGCCGGTACCGGACCGTCGGATCGCTTTGGGCGGTACACGATCGGCCTCGCCCAGCGCGCGCGGCAGGCGGCGGCCATCTCGAGTTCCCAGGCCTGCACGACATCGGCGCCATACTGCACGGTGGCCTTCTGGCCGAGGCCCGCGATGAGGATCGGGCCGTCCGGATTCCAGACGTCGGCGACGGGGACGGCGCCGGCGAACCGCGAGGCCGGCCAGTCGCGCTTCATCACCCAGGCTTGCGGATGCGCCGCATCGATCGACACCCGGAACTTCGTTTCGCGATGCCAGTAGGCCAGATCGAGCGCGATGACATGACCGCCCGCGGCGAGGTGCTCACGCATCGGCGCGAACCGGTTCGGGGCGCCAGGCCCCCACAGCACGAGCCACGACGGGTCCGGCCGAAAGGTCGGCATCGCGCGCTGCAAGGCGTTGAGCGTGGCCTTCGCCCGATCGGACTCGAGCGGGAAACGCCGCAACTCGAACGCCGGAGCCGTCGCGATCACGCGACCGCCTTGTCTGGCCGGGCGAGCCGATAGCCGCAGCGCCGTGCGGCCGCGTACCACGCGTCTGCGTACTCGACATGCTCATAGCCCGGCATGTCTGGTAGGCCGAGTGTGAAGTGACAGATAGACGGGTTGGGATGCGCCTCTTCGCCGATGAGGACGTTCCATTCCGCCGGCAACTCGCCGATCAGATCGTCAGGCAGCCAGCAGAAGGCATGTAGGTCCCGTCCGGGCGCCGTATTGACCAGGTCTACAGTCAGCGCCTGGTTCGCCGGATGCCCGCAGTGGAACAGCATCACCGACGACCAGTTCTTCCGCGCGTATCGTGTCTGCGTCTCGCCTTCCATCTTCGTGGCTTCATGGGGCACGTGCTGGTGCTGCACGACCTGCACCGCGTAGGCGGGATCGGCCAGCGCGAACAGCGCTGCCACGTCTGACCGGAATAAGACATCGCCATCGGTGAAGAGCGCCCAACCTTCATAGCCACAGAGCGCCGGCACGAGAAAGCGCGCGATCGCGTGGCCGGTCGACATCGGCGCACAGGAGAGATCGTCCCAATACCCGTGCTCGGTCAACGCCGTCGGCCGGCGATAGAGGCCCATTTGCCGCAAATGCCGCATCGCAATGCGCTGGATATCGACCGGTTGTTGCGTCGTCGTCTTCAGCGAGTACTGCGCGATGTTCCACGCACGCATCTGCGAGGCGTCCCAGCCGATGAAGATGCGATAGGGTGGCGTCGGTCTCACGCGGCCACCTGCTGTAGGGCGTCGTCGAGTGAGACGCGCGGGAAGATGTCCAGCGCCGATCCCGGCGTCGCATTCAGGACGTCCACGCCAAGCGCCGCGAGCGGCTGGACGATCGTCGGCCAGCACTGCAGGATCCTCTGGTCATAGGCCGGAAGGGCCAGCCAATACGACCGCGGCCGCTCGCCGAACCAATTGCGCCGACCATCGGCGGACGGTTTCGCGTCGTAGCCGAGCAGGATGATCCGCGCGGCGCCGAGGTGAACCGCGAGGTTGATGGCTTGATAGCCGCTGCACCGTCCGGTGCGGAGCCCAGTCGGATCGAGTTCGAGGCCGAGCTCGCCGGCGTTACGCAGCACCGTGGCCCACTTCGCCGCGGCCGCTTCGAGCGCGTACTTCGGACCCGCAAACCCAACGGTGTCGCCGTAGTGCCGCCACCACTTCGCATCGCATGCGTAGAGCACGTCGGCCCACGGCGCCAGCTGCACGGCATCCTTGACGGCGATCACGCGCGCGCGGCCGCGCACCGCATCGACCTGTGCCTTCGTCAGGCTCGGGCCACCGGCCAGAATGACGACGGTTTCACAGGGAAACGACCGCGGAACGATCGGGTTCACCGATCCCTCCCTGGCATGCCCGGATCGCCCTTCGAACCTTTCGGGCCTTCGGGTCCAACTTTCCCTTCACGGCCGTCTCGGCCATGTTTCACGGCAAGGCGCCACGCTGGCGACCCGTCGCCCGGCTTCTCGATCGCTTCCGTATCTCGCTGTGCGATCCAGAGCGAACCGCCGAACGAGACGCTGTCGCCCTTCTCGTAGGTTTTGCCTTGGACATAGACACCGCGATCGAGTGGCACCGCGAACTTCAGCACGCCAGGGATCGGCGTGCCGTCCGCGCGCACGAAGCGCGCCTGGCGCTCGTCGATCTGCTCGAGCGTGACGGCTTCGAGCGTGACGACGCCGTCGCGGCCGTCTTTTCCGTCAACACCGTCGCGACCATCCTTGCCATCGCGACCTGCTGATCCGTCAAGGCCTTTTTCGCCTGGCTGTCCATCCCGTCCTGGAACGCCTGGTTGTCCATCGCGTCCAGCTTGGCCGTCAGCACCGTGTAGTCCGCGCTCACCGGTGAGGCCGGGTTCGCCTCTCTCGCCACGTTCACCTTGGGGACCGCGTTCGCCGGCCGGACCTGGCAGTCCAATCGCACCGTCCAACCCGTTCGTGCCGGGTTCACCCTTCTCTCCGCGTTCACCTGCTGCGCCGCGCTCGCCTTGAGGGCCGACGGTGCCATCTTTTCCGTCGATCCCGTCGCGGCCGTCTTTGCCATCAACGCCGTCGCGCCCTGCAGCACCGACTGGCCCCGGCACCAGCGCGCGCGCTTCGAGCTGCTCCAGTCGCTTGCGGACATCGGTGATCTCCGCAAAACCATCTGTTCGTAGTTCGACTGCCTCGCCGCTTACAAGGCCACTCTTCGATTCGATGACAGCGATGCGCTCTCTAAGTGTGCCGATGTCGCACCAACGCGCTTCCCAGCTCGCGATCTGAGACTGGAGCACCTTGACATCGGCTAAAATAGGCGTGAGCGCTCTCTGCATCGTGCTGACGACGACATCAGCAAGTGCGTCTGCTTCTGACGCGCTCATGCGACGGTCCTCCGATGACCGACGAAGAACGAAAAGCTAAAAAACGCCGGCGCGATCATGCGCGCGTACTTGCGCGCCAGCAGCGGTTGGCCGATCCGACGAGGCTGACCAGGTTTTGCCGATGTTGCAAGACCACAAAGCCGAGCGCTGACTTCTATCCAAGCTGCGAGACGCGCTGCCGGGCCTGCGAACAGGCCAAGGCCCTGCCTCATCGCGATAAGAGACGAACCTACTGCGCTGAGTGGAGACGTAAGCATCCACGGGCGCACTCGATATGGGCGCAGAAGCGCAAACAGGAACGTTACGAATACGGAGTGAAGTGGCGCGCGGCGAATCAGACGCAACGTAGAGACGGTTATCGACGCTGGGCGAAGGCGAACCCGGATCGTGTCAACGCGCTCATCATGAAGCGCTGCGCAGCGAAGAAACACGCTATGCCATCTTGGGCGAATCTCGACGCGATCCGAGCCTTCTATAGCGAAGCCATTCGGCTGACACGAGAGACTGGCATGCGACACGAGGTCGATCACATCATCCCTTTACAGAGTCCGCTCGTTTGCGGGTTGCACGTCGAAACAAATCTGCAAATCCTGACCAGTGAAGCCAACAAGAAGAAACGCAATCATTTCGAAGTTCTCATACAAAGCCCTGCGGAGAACGACTTCCGCTCAATCGCCTCGCAGACTTGTGCCATTAAGTCTTTCGTTGGTGTCGGCGCAGGTGTTGGTTCAGCTGACGCCTTGGGAGTCGGCGGCGCGCTATCTGAGCCGAGCAAGTCGATGGGCCAGTTCTGACGCTGGAGCAGAACGACGTCGCCGCCTTTGACCGGTGACAGGTTGTACTTCTCGCGGGCTTCATTCGGCGTGAAAATGCCGCCGATCACGCCCTTAGTCGTGGACTCCATCTTCTGCGTCGCATCCATGCGCTGCAGGCAGTCCACATCGAGCTCGACTTCGAACCCGGACTTGAGTTCGAGCCCCTCGGTGAGACAGAGTTCAATGCCCTCGATCTGAATCTGGAGACACTGCCCGTAATATTCCTGAGCGAGCGCGTCGACGTTGTTGTTCAACGGCTGCGGGCCGACCTGGACCTTGTAGCCCGGCACGTGGAACGTCGCGCAAATCTTCTCGTCGGTCCACTTCAATTGCTCGATCACCTGCGAGTCGACCGCCGTCATCAGTTCCGGCGTCTCGAATTTCAGGCCATCGCCAAGCGCCGCGATCTTGCCGGCATTCTCTGCACCGGCGTAGTTGTTGTTCCAGTGCTCCTCGAGCCGCTTCGCGGTATCGGCGCTGATCTGTCCTGGCGCGACGAGCAGGCCGCCGAGCATCGAGCCGTTCTTCGCAAAGCGGCTGGCGTTCGTCATGTGCTCCAACGCCAACATGGCCGAGTGCCCACAGGCATACACCGGCGATAACCCGACCAGCGGGTGATAGAGCGGGAACATCAAATCGTGAATGATTTCGCGAGCGGGAATGACGACGCTCGCTTCGTCGACTTGACTCAAGACGTCCTGGCCGCAGGCGTAATAGACATCGCCAGTCGGACCGATCATCGGCCGCACGCGCGTCGGATCGAGCAGGTAGAGATCCGTGACCACGTTGCGGTTGTCGCGAATCTTCAGCGCGTAGGCGTTGCCGCGAGTGAGCTTGGAGAGCATCCAGTACATGAGGAACTGAATGCGGTTCTGGTAGTGATTCGGGCGCTCGAGGACTTGCCGATAGACCGCAAATTGCGGGTCGGTGACTTCGCGCTGAATACCGTCGTCGTCGTCCTGCACGAGCATCGGCCGCATCTTGGCGATGTCGCCCGCGATCAGGGTGACGCAGCCCCAGAATGTCGGATGGATGGCCGCGTTCTCGAGCGGCGTCGCCATGCCACGCTGCCACTGTCCCGCGAACCCTTCACGTAGCCACGGCCACCAGCCCGAGCCGACACTCGTCGGCCACTGCGTGATGAGCGATTGGCCACCGGCCTTCCGGCGCGTCACTTCGAAGGGACCGAGCCGCATCAGTCCTCAGCCTCCAGGTCGCGCCGCGAGTAGCGCCGCCGCGGCCGCTCCGGTTTCTCCTCAGGAATCGGCTCGACGGCTTCCACCAGCAACAACACGCGGGCTTCGTCCTCGTTGAGGTCGACGATGTCGCCAGGCCGCTGGCCTTTGGGCAGGTCTTTGACGACGCGATAGTTCATGGAGCGGTCCCAGACGCGGGAGAAGACACCCAGAGGCGGTCGCGAGCCGCCTCCGGGTCAGGTGACTACGGCTTGTAGGCCGCCGGAGAGATGTACTGGACGGCCGTCGAGCGACGGAGCTTCCAGGTGATCTCACGCGTCGCCATGAGGCCGACCGCGCCGGTCTGCCACAGCGAGACGAGCGATGCGCCCGTGCCGGAGATGGCCGACTGCGATGACGAATCCACCATTTCGAGCGAGGCCTGATCGCTGGCGTCCACGGTCACGACGCCGTCATCGGCGAGGTAGACCTCGGAGGCCTTGACGGCCACGATCGAGTTCGTCGAAGGCGATCCAACGGTCGTCAGGTTCTCCGAGGTGATCACCGGGATGCCGCGGAGATTGCCGCCCTGCGCCGAGATGTTGTTGAAGTACGTCATCCCGAGCGTGGTCGTCATCAGCGAGATGTCGAGCGCCTGGCTGGCCGACATGATCAACACCACGTCGGACATGTCCAGGTTGTTCGTGGTGAACAACGAGAGCAGCGTGCCGAGGTCGGTGATGAGCGCCGCCGCCGTGCCAGCCGTCGGCGCCGTGGCGATGATGTTGTTCGTGATCGAGGCCGGCGAGGTCGTGCCCGAAGCCGCCTTGGCCGGATCGACGAAGTCGACGTCGAGCTTCGTGTTGACCGCCTTGGCGAGGTCGTCGCGCACGCGCGCTTCGGCCGACGGGTTCGAGAAGCGGATCGCTTCCTTCGTCAGCACGGCGAGCGCCGCGCAGTTGTTGTACGTGAGCGTCGTGTTGAACGTGACCGCCGCGGTCGGCAGGGCCGGCAGACCCTCACCCTTCCACCCGGCGACGAACCCGGTGGACATCCCCGAGACGCGCTCGTTGAAGCCGACGCGCCGCAGACTCGGATAGTTCGGACCGCCGCCAGGATTCGGGCCGCCGAACTTGCCGATGATCGATCCCGGCCGCAGGAAGTCGATGAAGTCGTTCATCACGTTGTATGGGATCATGTCGTCGAGATAGTGCGAACCCGACGTCGATCCGCCCGCGACCGCCGTCTTCTCGATCAGCTCCCGACGTCCAGCGAAGACGCCGCGCCCGATCGCGTCGATGGTCCGCAGGATCGGCGCCGCGTTGTCACCGTAGTTCTCCTGCGCCAAGGCCTTGGCCTCGAAGGCGTTGCCTTTCGACAGGCCCATGCACATCGCGACGCGCGCGAACATGATGCCCTTCGGCAACTCGCGGCTGACGGTGATGACCGATCCGGTCTTGGGCTGGAGGCCCTGCCGGCCTGACCCGGCGGTGACTTCCACGGCGGCTGCCTTCTCGCGCGCTTCGGCCGCGCGCAGGCGCGTGAGCTGCTTGTCGAGGGCTTCGACTTCAGCCGCGAGGGTGTCGTGCTCTTCCGACTCCGCGTCGTCCAGCGTGACGCCGGCGTCGGCCGACTTCGTCAGCAGCGCATCGAGGCGATCGGTCTTTTCCTTCCGCGTTGCCACGCAGTCGGCAATAATGTCGGCGAAACTCTTTTTGCTCATGGTGTGTCCAGGGCGCGTCTTGACGACACGCGGTTTGGTGTCCGAAGCGCCGGACTTCTTCATTGGTTCGATGTCGGCCTGTGTGCCTGTCGCGGCAAGGCCGATATCGAGTGATTTGATGGTCTGAATGTTCGCGTCGGCGTTGGCTGGAATCGTCACAGCCGAGAGCTCGAGCCACTGCCACTTGAGGAAGTGAAAGCCGCCCGTGGCCTTGTCGTAACTTTCCTCGAGTGAGCGGAAGCCGATCGAGAGCCCGCGTACGAGCTTCATCGCGATCGACTGCCACGCGAGGTCGAGCCGATCCTTCAGCTGGCCGGGGACATCCGTCTTCGCAATCCTGGCCTGAATCTCGATGCCGTTCTTTGTGTTCTTGGCGGCGATGACGTGGCCGATCGGCTGGTCGCTATCGTGCTGCCACAGGAGCGGCAACGGCAGCTCGTACTCCGCTCCGGCCGGCTCCACGACGTCGCCCATGCGGTCCGTCGAGGCGGACGTGGCGATGCCGGTGATGAGGCGCTGCTCCGCATCAACCGACTTGATTTCGAGACTGGTCCACGCGCGATGAAGTGTGGCGATGCTTCAACGCTAGCGCCGAGTCAGATTTCGCGAATTGTTTAGTAGGGAAATGCGACGTCAGTGCCGTGTCGCGCCCGTGAGCACCTGGCGCAAGCTGTCGCCCTCGGCGTCGGCCAGTTCATTCAGTTTCGCCGCGAGCCGACGCATCTCGTCCTTCACGTGATGGGTGATGCGTGGATCGCGCTTGCAGTTGACCAGTGCCGTTAGGAGGCAGTTCGCCAGGGCCGAGCAGCCCTGATCTGACGTGCAGGCCTCGCGTTCGAGCGTGCGTTCGAGCGCCTTTTGAATCTCATCGACACGCGTACGGATCAATCCGGCCACGAGTTACTCCGCTGGTAATCTGAGAATGAGGAGACGGCGCACGGTCGCGGACACGCTCTCGTCGCGCAGGTTGGCGAGTTGGATCAGCCGATCGTGGTATTGCGCAGGCAACCAGGTCGAGACGCTCGTCCTCGGCTCGGTCACCCTCGGACGACCGCGCGTCTTTGCGGGCGTCACCGGTCGCTGATCCTGAGACATCATGCGTGCGACCCTCCGATGATCAGCATCTGATAGGCCTTCTCGGCAGTTTCTTCGAGGCGCGCGCGAGAGAGGCACGTGAAGAACGCGACCGGGCCATCGATCTTGTTCGGGCTGTCCTTCCCGCCCGCCTTCCGCGGATAGATCTCGTCCTTCAGGTTCCGCTCCACGACGATGTTCGAGGCCATCCAGGCCATCAACGGGTTGCCGTCGTGCTGCAGCTTCTTGCCGACGACGAGGCGCTCTGTCGTCTTCATCGCCGGGTCCATCGTCGCCGTATCCTGGGGCACATCGATGACGAGCTGGTCGACGCGATCCCGTCCGAGCTTCGCTTCGAGCCGCTGCTTGATCTTCTGCATCATCAGCCGCGCCGACCGGCGATCGAAGTCGAGCTCCTTCACTGTGAGCGTCTCGATCCAGGCCACAAGGTCATCCTCGATGCGCTGGTAATCGGCTTCCGACCCGGTCGTCTCGATCGCCCAACCGTCTCGCACCCATCCGGACAGTTGCGCCACGGGCGAATGCGCCACAGCATCGGCCGGGATGTAGATCCGCGGGATGAGCGCGAAGGTCTCCGCCGACAGCTTGAACACCAGCGTGCAGGCGGAAAAGTCGCGCACCTCGCCCAAGTCGATGCCGATCCAGCACGGGAAGCCATTCAGTTGTTCGATCGTCAGGCCATCCACGCGACACGTCTGCCAGAGGTCGAACGACATCCAGGACGACTCGGTGCGGATCCACACGTTAAAGTGCTTCGTCAGCACGTTGTTCAGCGCCGCCGGCGAGTGCTGAGCCTCCTGAATCTTCCGATCGAGGTCCTCCGGCTGCACGCTCACGCCGAAGTTCGGGTTTGCCTTCCGCTGCACGATCGGCCGTCGGATGTCGTCACCCGGATCGATCGTGTAGTTCACGCCGAAGAAGGCCTCGTCCACGGCGGCGCCGGTCAGGACCTTCTCGAGGTACTGCAGCTTCTCGTGGCAGATGCCGCCAATCTCCACACCGGCCGTCGTGATCGGAAATAGGAGCGACTGCAGGCGCGTCCCGGTCGCCGTGTCGAGCACGTCCCATACGCCGCGTAGCTTGTGCGCGTGGAACTCATCGATCGCGGCCCCGCTGACGCTCAGGCCGTCCAGGCTGTTGGCATCCGCCGAGAGCGGCATGAACTTGCTCGCCGTCCGGTCGACGTACAGGCTCCGCGTCGTGCGCGAGCCCATCCGGACGCCGAAGAAGTCGCGGAACCCCGGCGAGCGGCGCGCCATCTCCCACGCGATCTCTGCAATCACCTTGGCCTGGTCGCGCGAGGTCGCCGCTGAGTAGCACTCCGCACCGGATTCGCCATCGGCGACGAGCAGGTACAGCATCACGACCGCGGCGATCGTCGACTTGGCGTTCTTGCGAGGCACGAGCGTAAACGCAATCCGGAACCGGCGGAGGCCATCCGGCTTCACCCAGCCGAAGATCGTGGTGAGAAGCCAGCACTGCCACGGCTCGAGGGAAATGGACGCCCAGACGTCCCGGCCCTGTTCATCCTTGCCGACGATGACGGCTTTCGGCCCCTTCACGTGCGGCAGCATCTCGGCCATCTGACAGATCCGCCGGGCGCGGTCCGGATCGAACCGGTACGGAAAGCCGGCCGTCTGCTGCCGGTCGAGATCGCGCCTGTTCCGAGCGCAGGCCAGCTTCACCCATTTGCAGGCCACGACGCGGCCATCCAGCACGGCGGCCTGATACTCGGCGGCGATCGCGATGTAGTCCTTTATGACGGGCCTCCAAAGGCAGCCGCGAAAGCATTCGGCGCCGCTTTCGGCTTCCCAGATGTCTCCGGCTTGCCGAACGCCGTCAACTTGAAGTCTTTCAACGAGGTGTTCAGGTCACGCGCCCACGACCGCCGCTCCTTCTGGAACGGCAGGGCATCCAGCGTGTCGCAGCCGACGAGCGCGATCTTGGCGTCGAAGGCCTCGACCTGTGCCATGCGCGCGCAGAGCTCTCGGAAGCCCGCCTCCGTCGCCGGCACGAGCGTGTCTCGGTCCATCGCGAGCGGCGCGAGCCGGCGCCAGTGCTTCTTCTCGGCTGGCGACAGCTCCGGCGGCGGGTCGCGTAGGCTGTCGCGCTCCTCGGGTGTCAACGCCGGCGGCAGTTCTTCACGCCGGTTGCCGGCCATGCTGAGCACGATGCCCTTCCGGTCCTTTGGCTTGCGTCCTGCACCGACTCGTCGTCCACCTCGGCCCATGCCCTACCCACTCCTAAAAAGAATCAAACACGAATCAAACAACGCGAGAATTGGCCGGTTTCGTCAAATCGAC